CGGTGTTAATCAGAAAACAGATGCAATCTTCTCAATGTTGAAACCAGAGAGCTTTTACACGCTAGCACACCAACACATTTTCGCAGAAATGAGAAGTCTGGCCAAAGCAAGCAAACCAATCGACATTTTAACGCTTGAACACGCTTTAAAATCAAAAGGCATTAGCGATGAAGTTGGTGGATTAGCTTACTTGGCAGAATTATCAAGTAACACAGCAAGCGCTGGAAACGTTAAAGCATACGCAGAGATTGTTCGTTCAGAGGCTGTTAAACGCTTTACTCTTGGCAAATTACAAGATTGTGAAAGCTTAATCTTTGAAAAAAACGGTTTACCTGTTGAAGAACGTTTAGAGGCTATCAGTCGATTAATGTCAGAAATTGCAGATTATTCTCGTGATGGTAAATCTCAAGGATTAAGACGAGGCCGTGATGTTGGAATGGATTGGCTAAATGATTACGACCTAAGAATGAAAAATCCAGATGCGGTTCGTGGTTTATCTACTGGACTTCTCGCACTTGATAGCTTACTTGGCCCGAAAGGATTAGTAAAACAATCATTAATCGCAGTCGGTGCAAGACCTAAATGTGGCAAAACAGCGTTCTACGCAATGATGGCCGAAAACTGCATTTTAAACGAGAAAAAACCAGTATTGCTATTCAGCCTTGAAATGTCTGGCAAAGCAATTTTTGAACGAATGATTAGTAAACGTGCGAACGTGAACAGTAATGCGTTCTACGAAACACAAAACAATCCAGATGACTTTTACGACAAATATCACATTCACCCAGAAACATTTAATTCTAGAGTGTTAAGTGCGACAGAAGAATTAGTTCAAGATGACCTGTTATACATTGACGACACTCCAGCAGTGTCAATGGCTCATATTCGCAACGAGTGCAGAAGAATTAAACGTGAACGTGGAACTATCGGCTTAATTGGTGTGGACTACCTAACATTGATGAAATCCGAAAAAGCCGAACGTAATGATTTAGCTTATGGCCAAATCACAAAAGAATTGAAAAATCTCGCACGTGAAATGGACTGCGTTGTATTACTTCTAACCCAATTAAATCGTGGATTAGAAAACAGAACAGACAAACGACCATTGCCAAGCGACAGCCGAGACACAGGACAGATTGAGCAAGAGTGCGATTACTGGTTCGGTTTACACAAAGAGAGCGTTTATAACGAGCAAGCCGACCAATCATTAACAGAAATCCTTGTTAGATTAAATCGTCACGGTGGCACCGGTAAAGTTTATGTAGATCAGAAATTCGGTTCAATGTTCGAGTGTGACCAAATTGATGCAGAACGTAGATCTCAAATTGGCAAGAAAGAGCCAAGACAGCAGAGCTATAAAAAACACGACAAGGACGATTTTTAAGCGAGGCTGAAATGGAATTTGATTTTAAACCAATGTTTCTAGTTAACGAGGCTGTCCGCAGAAATGCGATGGAGTTAATCAGAAATTTACCAATCAACGAATTAAATCCACTTGTTGTAGAAATCAAGGTTAAAACACGCTCAATGGAGCAGAATAATAAATTTCACGGAATGTTAGGCGACATTTCAAAACAAGCAACTTGGCAAGGCGACAAGTACGACATTTACGGGTGGAAAAACTTAATTGTTAGCGGCCATACAATCGCAACAAAACAACCATACAAGCTTGTTACTGGCATTGAGGGTGAATTGGTAAACGTTCGAGAAAGAACCTCAAAAATGGGCGTTAAGAGAATGGCAAGTCTTATCGAATATACAACCGCTTGGGGCGTAGAGAATGGTGTTAAGTTTAACGATGCGTGGAGATTTTAAATGAGAGAAGAAATAGCCTTAGCGATTGTTTTATTTGCAGTAACCGCCGTAATTATTTGTTTCATCTGTGGAGCTGATGATGAGTGATAAAGAGTTAAAGATTTTGATTATTGGATACGCTTGCGTTTGTGTGATTGTGATTCTTCTTACCGGCAAATGGTGGTGATATGAGTAAGCCTAAGGAAACTAAATGCAAAGTATGCGGTTGTTACTTTGTGAAAACTATCAGCTCAATGCAGAAAGTCTGCTCGCCAAAATGTGCGATTATTCTTTCAAAAGAGCAAGCTAAGAAGAAAAAAGAGAAAGAGGAAAAGGCTCAATTAAAAGAACGGAAGAAAAAACTATTAGAAAGCGATAGAGGGCATTGGTTGAAAGCACTTCAAAAAGAAGTAAATAAATTCATCCGATTAAGAGACAAAGGTCAGCCTTGTATCGCTTGCGGTGCAGTATGGAAACCAAGTTTTCAAGCCTCACATTTTATCCCGCAAGGCAGAAGTTCATTCCTAAGATTTGACGAGAGAAACATTCATTCTGGCTGTATTAGATGCAATCTCTTTGTAGGCGGTGGAAACATACACGGATATAGACCAAGACTGGTCGAGAAGATTGGCGAGCAAGAAGTTCAGTGGTTGGAAGAAAATCAACACAGAATAAAAAAATGGGAAATATCCGAGCTTAAAGAATTAATCAAGGTTTATAGAACAAAAATCAAAGAATTAGACGGGAGCCAAGAATGAGTTATAGCGTTGAGCGAATTTTAGAAAAATGGGGTAATTGCTGGGGTCGTGACAGAATTGGCACAGAATATCCAAGTACAACAATCTCAATCCCCGTACTACCAACAGCGAGAAAGGCTTATATCAAGTTTTTAACCGATGATGAGTGCTTAAAAATAGAAAAGCAAATAATGAACCTACACGATGATGATTTATTGCAGTATCAAATCCTAATGGCTTTATATATTCAACAAGCAAGCGAGAAAGATATTTGCAATGCCCTTAACATCTCACCAGCTAAAATGTACCGAGAACGTGCGCAAGGCGTTAGATTTTTAAAAGGTGCTTTCGTTGCAGCTAAAATTAAATTTATGTTTTTAGATTGATACAAAATTCGAATGAGTCAAAAATAATTTGCTCGGTTTTTATTTTGAGACATGCGTCACAACATTTAAATCTAATCTATATTAAAATTAGATAATTTATTAAAACTAACAATAGGAGCCAAAAAAAATGAAAAAATTATTATTAATCTGCTCAATCGCTACGGTTATTACTGGCTGTGCTAACGAGGCGCTAATCAAGGAAACACAATCAGGCAAAGCGGAGGCAGAATATCCAAATTACACACAAGAGCAGGTAATTGATGCAATAGTTCAATACTGTAACGGAAAAGGGTTCTCTATAGAAGAACAACAAAAGAATTTTGTAATCTGCTCAAAACAAATGACTGGTGGTGCAGCTATATTTACTCAAATGGCTATTGGTAATTCATACTCAACAACACCACAAGCTAAAGCGAGATATTCAGTTGCTAAATACAAAAATGGCACTAAGGCTTGGGCAGAGGCATACGCAGAAACTCAAATGGCATTAGGTCAAGTGAGAAAAGAGCCTCTTGATGGCAATAAAACAAGAAACGAGCTACAAAGAGCATTAGACGATGGAATTAAAAATATTTTAAAAAATAATTAATAAAAGTGTTGACAGCTTGCAAGTAAAATTGTAGTATAAAGTATAAGTTGCGGTTTTAGCGCATAGCGAACGCAATAAGTAAATTTTGTAGCCCTGATCGGAAACGGTCGGGGTTTTTTATTGGACGATTAACTCAGTTGGTAGAGTGGCAGCCTGTTAAGTTGTGTGTCACTGGTTCGAATCCAGTATCGTCCGCCAATCCTCAAGCTCATGCGTAAGGCATGGGCTTTTTTATTGCCCCGCAAACAAACAGCGAGGTGGAGTATGAGAATGTTAAAAGACGCAGGGAATCAAAGTATTTTTTGGTCTGGCTTTGGCGCATTCTGGGCAATGTATTCATTCCAAGAATGGCTGGCTATTTTTGGTTTGATTATTGGTTTAATCAGTGGTCTCGTTAATATGTACGCCAAATGCCAAGAGGGCAAAGTAAGAGAAAACGAAGAGCGCAGAGCAGAAGAAATGCACAAGGCAAGGATGAAACGATTAGAGCGGGGGCTTGATGATGGTGTTGGGGAAGACTAGAAAGGCACTAGGCGCTTGCTCTGTTGTTGCAGTTATTGGGATTATGTACTCTCAATTTGGCAGCGAATTAAGATTAAGCCCAGCTGGTGCAGAAATAATC